CAGTAAAGCAATTAGGTGTTAATTTTATAAATAAGCATTTAGGAAAAACAGGGGATAAGTTAGGGGGCGCACAAAAAGAGTGGGATCGAAAGAATGAATTAGGTATAGGTTCTGCAGAAGGATTTAAGTCAGAAAAGCAAAAAGCAAAAGGCGAACAAATTTGGAGAAGTACTTCTGAGGAAGGGAGATTTAAAACAGGTTATCATAAAACTCACTCAGAACAGACTACAGTAGGAGGAGCTAGATTAATAGCTGCAGCGGATCTGCTTGCTAAAAGCTCGTATAGTGCGTTTCTTGATTCAAATGAGTTTAAAACTCTTAAGGCTAGATACCCTGATTTTAGAACTTACTTTGGAACTTCTGGTATGAAGGGTACAAATGCAAGCGCTGCAAAAGTAACACTACAGAAGGACGAATACATATATTCAACAATAGGACCAAGGTCTAAAAACTTCTCAGGGTCCGAACAAAGTGACTGGTCAGGCACAAATGGTATAGGAGCTAAATTACAGAAAGCTCTAAAAGACTGGGCAGATACAGTAGACTGGACAAAAACAAAAGGAAGTCCTTCAACTAGAGAGCATGCTAGAGCCCTTGCAAAGACAACAGTTTTAGCAAAACTAGTAAATAATAAAGCAGTTAACAAAGGTAAATCTGCTAAAGTTAAAGCCGTTCCGGATGTGAAAAAACAGAAGGCTTCTGGGAAAAAAGGCGGTGGGAAGTTTCCTAAAGCTAAATCGGTAGCTAGGGGGGCGGGTAAGCCCTACCCAAAAGCAAAGACGGGCGGTACATCTAGACAAGGCCCAGGGTTGTATACTGTAATGGCCCTTATAAATGATAAGCTACCAGAGACAGTTGAAGGTAATATGGGCGCACCACGATTAGAAAGTCAAACAGGAAGATTTGCAGCTAGCGTTAGAATTACAGATGTAGTACAAACTCCTCAAGGAATGCCTAGTTTTGGTTATACTTATGAGAAGAGTCCTTACTCCGTTTTCGAATCTTCAAGCGGCTCAAGATTTGCTAGTGGTGCTAGAGACCCAAGAAGCCTGATTGATGCATCAATAAGAGAGATTGCAGCAGGCTACGCTTTAGGAAGATTTTACACTAGGAGACAGTAATGCCCAGTACTGCAAGATCATATACTACACGTAGGTCTTCTATTACGAAGGCGCTTGCGGATAAACTAGCTCTTATTGATGGAAGAGGTATTTATCATACTGCAGTAGCAGAGACTAGTCCTAGATTAAAATTCTGGGATGAAATAGAGGAGTTTCCAGCAATTCATATAAATGCAGGAAGCGAATCAAGAGCATATCAAGCAGGTGGATATAAAGACAGATTTTTAAATCTTACTGTTCGTTGTTATGTAAATGAAGAGGACGCAGTCACTGCACTCGATGAATTATTAGAGGATGTAGAGACCGTTCTTGAAGAAAACAGTAAGTTAACTTACAATGACAGATTAGGGTTAGAGCAATCTACCCAACAGATCACAATCCTCAGTATTGATACTGATGAAGGTGTACTTGAGCCATTAGGGGTAGGTGAAATACTCATAGAGGTTCGTTATTAGAAAATCCTGGCACGAATAAAAATTCACGACCAGTCTTTTCAAGTTTCATAGGAGAAAACTATGGCAGAGCAATTATACTTTAGCCGTGATACGCGATTGTTTGTACAAATGCGTAATCAAGACGCTGAAGATGATGGAACCGCAGGGGCGGGATCTGTGTGGGAAATTCCCGTTTTAGACGGATACAGTTTCTCACAAACAACAAATACCTCTGAAATAATGCTTTCAGAAATGGAAAGCACAAAAGGCATATCACGTCGTGGACGTCGTATGTTTACGGACTCTCTTGCTCCTGCGGAGTGGTCATTTAGTACCTATATCAGACCTTTTCACTCTAAGGGTGGAAGTACTGCTACAGGTGTGAAGGCTGCAGATAGTGGTACTGACGTACACGCGGTAGAAGAAGTTCTTTGGGCAGCTATGGGGGGCGCTGATGTATATCATAGTGCTACTGGTGTAGCTACCGTTGATGATCCAGGTGGAGCTACCGATACTGATAGAACTGCCGGTACGTATACAATTAGTGAAGATGATCATACTACTGACGGAACAGGACGCGGTGCATCGTTCACCATAACTGTAAACGGTAGTGGTGTGGCAAGTGTTACTACCGTTTTATCAGGTGGAGACGGCTATGCGGTTGATGATATATTTACAGTAGCAAGTGAAAAGATTGGTGCTGCGGCAGGTGATACTAACTTTACTTTTGCTGTAGCTACTTTAACAGCTGCAACTTATGATTTCCGTAGAGCAGTTAACAAAGTAACTGGTCCGGTTATCACCCCCGCAGCAACATTAAGTACTCTAGTAATGACAGAATCTAACCGTTCCGCATTACATCCGTTACACTTTTACTTTGTAGTTGATACTAGTACGGCTAACCCTGTTGTTTATAAACTAGCGGAAGCTGTTGTAAATGAAGTTAGTATTGATTTTGACGTTGAAGGTATTGCTACTCTTAGCTGGTCAGGAATGGCAAAAGAAGTATTAGATGTGTCTGGAAATGTACATGTAGATGATACTTTACCTATAGGTACCGATACTACTAATGATTCTAGTACGATTGCAGCAGGTGATATTTGGATAGATTCGAATAATGCTCAAGGAAGTGCGTTCCATATTGTTCAATCTACTCCTGGCAACGGCAGTTCTACTACCTGTACTCAAGCAATTGATGAAGCGATAACAAGTACGAATACTTTTATTCGTAATCGCTTAACAAGTATTGACATTACTGCGGATAATAAGACAGTTTTCCCTGGAGGATTGACTGCTAATGCTGATGGTAAGTATAACCTCGCATTAACAGGCGGAAGCTTTACAGTTTCTAATAACATCACGTACTTGGTGCCAGATGAATTAGGATTTGTAAACAAGCCGCTAGAGCACGTAACAGGTGGACGTAATATTACTGGTACAGCAACTTGTTATTTAACTTTGAACGACGCGGATGATACTTCTGGTACTTCGAGACAGTTCTTTAATGATCTTGTTTCTACAAGTGCAATGTCACAGGTTGTTAACAAATTTGCAGTTGCTCTTAAGATTGGAGGCTCTGCGCAAGATGGTACTGCCTCTATGGTAATTCAAATGGATAATTGTCACTTTGAAGTTCCGTCTCACTCTGTTGAAGATGTAATTTCACTAGAAAGTAACTTTCACGCACTACCAACTGGTTTTGACAGTGCTAATGAAATTACAGACATTAAGTATTACGCACCAACTACTTACTCTTAAGTTTAAGACTAAGACCAAAAAGGGGCTTCGGCCCCTTTTTTCTTTCACCACCTTAAAAATATTTCTTGACATTTATTGTCTTATACCGTATAATTTAACTTCTAAATAAGGATTTATCAAATGCCCGCAAACACTACAGAAAAGAAAGAACCCGTATCATTAGCGAGTCTTATGACTCCAAGTAAAACAGTTTCCTGTGACTTCCCCGGTTATGTAGGGATGGCAGTAGACATATGTTACTTGGCAAGAGAAGAGTTAGTTAAATTACGAAAACGATGTTTATCCAATAAATGGGATAAGAAAACCCATCAACTCACTGAAGAGTTAGATGAAGATAAATTCCTAATAGAATATTGTAAAGCAGTAATCAAGGGGTGGAAAGGATTAAAATATCAATACCTAGAAGAGCTTCTTTTGGTAGATGTTTCTTCCTTTGACCCTGATGATGAGCTCCCGTACTCAAAAGACAATGCAGAGTTGTTAATGAAAAATGCTGCTTCCTTTGATACGTGGGTTACAGAAACAGTTGGTGACCTAGAAAATTTTACTGGGAACAAGTAGCTGAAATACAACCGCTGCTTGAAAGATATGTAAAAGAATCAACCTCTATAGATGTTGAGAAATACTTACTTATCTGTGAACAGCTAGGCGAAGAGCCCGACCCCGAAAGAATGCCGCTTGAAGCATCTGTATTTCCAGATGAGGTTCAAGTGG